AACAACGGCCCAAACTACCTGGAGGATCATGATACTGTCGGTGATGAAGGAAACAATCTGTTCTACGATCGGACCAATGATGCTCCAGATCAATTCCCATGCCCAAGTTACTGCTGCAACGATTGCTTGCCAGATAGTAACCAGGATTGCTGCAAGAATAAGGAAGATGTTGATATACATCTCCACATAGAACTTGATCAAACCGTAGATGAAGGTTAGAATCGGGGTTAGGAATGCGACAATAGCATTCCAGATACCCGTGAAGAATGTAACGATCTGTGTCCAGGCAGTAGTGAATGAAGTGACTACCGCGGTCCAGATCGTAGTGAAGAATGAAGCCAGGTTCGCCCAGAGGTCCTGGAAGAATGTGGTCTGAGTAGCAACCCAGATGATAGCGGCTACTAGAAGCACAATCGCCATAATGATCGCGCCAATGGGGTTTGCCGTCAGTGCAACGTTCAGCAACCACTGGACAACAACCCAGATCTTAATTGCCACAACAACCGCAGCAATGATGCCCACAATAACTAGGAGTACTCCTCCAAAGGGTCCACTTAGGATATCAGAGATGAAGCGAAGAACTTCAGCTAGTACTTGAACTCCTGCAACTAGCACATTAGCGATAATCTCAGCGAGTAATAGAATGGCGGGAGTGATAGCGACTAGACCTGCAGCAACTCCGCCAATAAGCATGGCAATGACGGGAGCTAGGGCTGCAATCAGTTGACTGAATGAAGCAACGATAGAGTCAATCGCGGGCTTCATTGAAGCAAAAGCGTTACTGAAGATAACTCCGATGTCAGTGAGGAGCTGCTTGCCCTCTTCAGTCTTTGTGAAGAATGCTACCAGGCCTGCGACCAGCAGTGAGAGTACTGCGACAATTGCAATACCGGGGAAACTCAGGAGTGCACTTGCGAGAAGACGAACAGCTCCCGATACTGCACCAAAGAGCTTTGCTAGTATTGCTACATCTCTTAGAACAATGAACAGGCTGATGATCTTAAGTATGCCACCGGAAAGTATCGCCAATCCCCCGAAGAGAATCAGTACCACTGCCGCGATCTGAGCCATGAGAACTAGAGCACCAAGTGCGGCCGGACTAAGCTGGTTAAGCCACGTCACCACTTTCTCAATTGCTTGCACTAGCCCGCGAGCGAGTGCCTGCTGTGTTGCACCGATGTTGATTACCAGTGTTTGCAGCTCGCCTCGCAAATACTCTACGTCACCCGAAAGGTTATTAAGTCGTGCCGCAGCAACGTCAGCAGCCGTGGTCTTGTTAATCTCTTTATTAAGTTCTGCCATTGCCGCAGAGCCACCCTGTAGAAGATTCAGGATGGTGGGCAGGGAAGTAATAGGGAAAATACGACCAAGGATATCGATCTTCTCAGCCGCATTAAGATTCTGTGTTGCTCCGTTGATGATATCAAGAACCTCGGGCAGAGGCTTCATCTTGCCTTCAGCAGTAAGAAGTTGGTTTCCCAGTTCCTCAGTAATGATGCCTAGTTCTGAAAGAGCTTCCTTACCCGCATTGGTAGGGGCAATCAACTTGTCAATCATCTGACGAAGACCGGTACCAGCCTTAGACCCCTTGATACCTGCTTCACCCAAGACAGCAATTGCAGTGTTAAGGTCTTCGAAACTTATACCGGCGACCGCTGCGGAAGAACCCGCATAGGTCATAGTTAGGATCAGATCCTGGACATCGATGTTTGACGAGTTAGCTGCACCAGCAAGTTTATCAACAACAGCAACGGAATCTTCAGCCGCGATATTGAAGGTGTTCAGGATTGTAGTCAATGAAGATGCTGCGTCTGCAAGAGGAATATCTGCAGCAGCACCGAGTGCGATAACTGCTTCACCGACTCCTGCGAGAACTTCCTGAGCATTAACACCCGCCTTCGCGAGAGTAGTGAAAGAATCTGCCACTTGATCGGCAGAGTAGATCGAGTCAGCACCTAGCTCGAGGGCCTTAGCGCGAATGCGCTCCATATCTTTGACAGAAGCATCCGCCACTGCGCCGAAGAAATCGAGCTTGCGTTCGAACTCAGAAGCAGCATTTACAGCAACGAGGAGACCGGCAGCAATTCCTACGCCGACCCCCGCGACTGCAACGCCCGTTGCCATGAGTGCACCAGCACCCGTGTTGAGGGCGGTGACCATTGAGATATGAGCTTGACGAGCCTCAGTATAAGCAGAGATGGCTTGCTTGACGTCTAGTTTAATAGACGCTTTAAGGACCTCGTCAACCACCTGAGCTCCTAACCAAATAGTGCGGCAGGATCAGAGTAAACCCTTGTCGCGCTTTCTCCCTCAAGAATCTTCTTGAGTTCACGTTCCTGAGCAGCTCGTTGTGCTGCTTCTCCCTTGATAGGTTTACGACCGGCGTTTTCAACTCTGTGTGAAACTTGTATTCCGAAATACCAAACTGCCTGATCAAAGCAGTAAGCTTCGTAACTCCCGGGCGTGAGACCAAAGAGAAGGCTAGGCAGCGTTGCTTGATCCCTCGACTGCAGATATAGCATCCACATTGCTTTGGAGTTGTGCACGAAACGTCTCGAGGTCACGAACTCCCCCGCTTACCCACTGGAAAACGAACTGCTTGTCCAACTCCTCGATCTCATCGACATACAACCGAGTGTTCCCATATGACTCTCGCCATGCATCGAGGGTCTCAAACTGGTTGTCTTCGTTCATGATGTTGTGTCGTTCAAGGTCTTCAGCTGTAGGAACCGAGTAAACTACTGGCTCCTTCGCTGCCTGAACCATGACTAGATCAAGCATCTTCAGCATGTCAGCGAGAGAGTCGACATCCTTAGCAAGGTCAGCGGCAGCCGCTGTGACCTCTGAACCTGACTTACCGCTGAGACCCGACTGAACCATGCCAAGAAGAGAGTTAGGGATGGTGCCGTTGGCAATGAATGCCTGGAGACCACCGGGATTCTTAAGCTTCATGACACGACCAGACGGCAGCTCCATGATACCGCCCATGCGGGCCTTGAAGTCGCCGATCTGTGAAACGCGAAGCTGTTCTGCTTTTTCTGCTGTCTTACGTGGGGTAGCCATTTTGTCCTCCTGGGGATCGGGCTATCGAGGTGATATTTAGTTATGCGAGAACGACAGCACCAGACGGCGTCAGGGCGACGGCGCCAACTGCCACGTTGCCGGCAACCGGCAGAGTGATGGTAACAGCGGTCGGGAGAGGGCCACCACCAGTGGTGATAACTCCCATACCCGTGAGACCGGACAGACCGTTGAGTGCCGTAGCCACCGTAGCAGCTGCCGCGTTGAATGCAATGTCCGGCGTCGAGTAACCATTGAGGAGCAGGCGGAACGTACCACCGGTGGGCGTACCCGTGGTGGTGAGCGACCAGCCCGTCTTGATGGTTCCATCGGTGAGTGCAGCAGGCGTCTCGCGGTGCACCAGCTCGTAGAGCTTTGCGTTACCCTCGTTGCCGTAACCCTTACCTGAAGCGGACGTCAGCAAGAAGCTTCCGTTCTCCAGGCTGGCTTCGAGGTCACCATCGGCCTTGCAGCGGAAGACTCGCATCTCGAAGTCGCCGCCTGAGTCGCTGATCGCACGACCATAGACATTGAAGTACGGTCGAGCATCCGACGTGAGCTTCGTGAAGGTCTTCACAACGTTCGGCGTGGTTCCTGTAGAGCCGACGGCACCACCCGAGAGGATCTTCCATGCCTCGAGCGAAATACCACCACCCTCAAGATCCCAGTCGACCGTAGGTCCTGCTCCGTGTGAAGCGATCGTGCGGTCGTCACCCTCGAGTGTCTCGAACTCTTCAGTTTCACCGAAGGAGAATGTCCGAGATGCCGGGAGCATCACGCCGTTGGCGACCACTTCTGCGCCTGCGTTATCGAGCGGAACCAGTTTGACCTGGCGGAGCCCGAAAGGCACAGCGTATCCAGCTAGTGGCATTATCTTTCCTTTCCTACATAGGCCGGGTCCTTGAATTCCCGGGTCTTCGTAACCTGCCCGGTGAGCAGGGCGATAGTGTGTAGAACGATGATCCCCGGACGGGCTCCATGCCTACGGCGTTTGCAGCGAACTTCGAGGGTGTGGGATTCAGGATCATAGATCCCGTAGAGGTCACCCTCTCCAACTCCCTTGCAGCGAAGTTCTACCAGGTCGGCCATGAGCTTCTCTTATCCTGTCACTGAGTAATTTATCATCACGAGCGAGATGGGCGTTTAGAGGAGCTGCTAGGCGATTCTGGGGATATGCCTGATCGATCGTCAGGGGGTCGACGCGCGATTGCTGCCCTTGGGCTTCGGCTCGGAAACTGACTCTTGTGAAGTTCCAGTGGCGGTTTCGACTGCTTCGGCTGCTGCCTTCTCGGCTGCTTGAGCGGCTGCAGCAGCATCAGCTTCTGCTTGCTCTTCCGGTGTGATGTCCTCGTCGATGGTGAACGAACCAAAGAGATCGGGGTTGTCGACCAGAGCCTTGGCAACTGCCACTTTCACTTCGACAGGCTGACCACGGTGAAAGTCCGTTTCTTCGAATCCTTCCACACCTGCCTTCTCGAGGTCTTCGGGGCCGAGCGTTCGGGTATCGATGCTGCGGTCATTGAATGTTACGTACTTCATCTACGTATCCTCTCTTATCAGTTGGAACCGCAGGTAGCGGAACACGGTATTCAATGTATCATCATCGAGGTCTTGAGAGGTCTCAAGATAACGCGTTGTCCAAATACCAGGTACGCCACCCGCATTCTTGAATACATTCTTGAGGGTAGTGATGATGGTGTCGATCTTGTCATAGTCAGCAGTCTTACCATCGAAGTAGTCGTGAACCCAGACCTGAAAGAACTGACGAGATACTTCTCTTTCCTCAGAGAACTCTTCCGAGGTATCATTGCCCATCTTATAGACAAGGTAGGGGTGGACTTCGACGGAAGAGGTCATTGACTTCTTAGCATACACACTGTTAGCCCCATCAGCAAGAAGCGAAGCAACTGCCTCCTGGGTAAGTCTATCGTAGACAAAGTGTCGAGCTTTCATCAGTACCGACCTCTCGCATACTTGATACGACGCCAGGCATTATAGGTCAATCGACGCCCATGCTTTTCCATCGTCGGACCGAGAATGGCGAAACGTCCGTTCTGAATGACTTCAAGCCAGTACCCGTATTCCACTCCATGCTCAAGGATCATTGACACAACACCATCAGCTTCTTCAACCGTCGCAGTTAGACCAGCTCGAGCAGCCCCCGTGCGGTCTGCCCAAAGAGCTTCCTCACGCATCGTGGCTTCCATCTGACTCTTAGCCTCGTTAAACTCTTCAACTGCGACGTCATCCCACTCAGGACCGTCGTACCATTGAATGATGGTATCTTCTTCTATGATGATACGTGAGCTAGGCACGGTTATCAGGCCCCAGTAGCTGAATGGCAGCGAAGACCGATTCCTCTCGAGCTTCGTGGATGCCAGTGACTTTGTAGTTCTCACCCTTCCAC